AAATAGCCTCATCCTCAAATCTTGACCTTTCGTTTACTATCCGAGAACCTACTTCCTAGATAACCTCGCCCTTTCACGAAGATGGGATTTAATGCCAAACTGAGGCTGTCACTCAAAAAAATTTTGAAATTCAAAATCTTTCCTCTTCTTATCATGGATAGATATCCCATACAAGCACTAAATGTACTAATTTGTACTTTTATTTATATAGGTATATTTAGCTGTATTTAATTACTATACGTAAAGTTTTAGATATATAGGCTGTAACTAAAGGTGGACAACAAAAACTGTCAAACTCAATTATATAGTAGATTATACCTAGATGTATTTATGTGTACTGTATGGCTCTTAAATCGCCACTAAAAGCATATTAAATATTCCCTTAACCTACAAATATCTATAATAAAATGATATGCTGATAATCAAGCAGGTATTATGAATGTAAGACTAAAATATATGAGGATTTAAAATGACAGATAAAAAAGACGATAAACCAAAATTAAAATTGGTTAGTGATAATAACAGCCGGAACAGTAAGACTAAAACTAATAGTGTTATTGGTGGAGATCTTACAGCTAAACAGATGGGTTTTTGTAGAGATATAGTATTCAATGATATGACATATATTGAGGCATATCGTAACAACTACAATGTATCAGATAAAACCAAAGGCAATTCTTTAAGAGCAATGGCATCAAAGCTAAGAGCAGACGTTAACATAACATTAACTGTGAATAGGTTATTAGAGCAAAAGAATAGTTTACAACGCATGAACGAGGTCAAACGAACTGATGTTATATTAGAGAAGATCGAGAAGATGGCAGATGATATAAACGTAACTGATGCAGTCAGATTAAAAGGTTTAGAATTACTAGGTAAACATCATGGATTATTTACTGACGTTCTAAAGGTGGATGATAAAAGAGATAGAACATCTAATGAAATAGAAACAGATCTACTTACGAAATTAAATAGTATTATCTCCAAGTAAAACATTACATAAAGTTTTACAGCTAATTACGATCTGCATTTAATTTACAGCTAGATATGAGCCTACCTTATTTGTTTGTAGTGTATGTGTTAACCCCACCTACTACCTACTACCCCTAATATAGTATGGCCCTGCACACGACCTACATTGAGTTTTGCACACTAGTTTTTATAAATTTCACAAGGGGGTACCCCTATTTTTTGTACACCTATGTATAATAATGCCTACCTAAATATAAATTAAAATAATTTAACTGTTATGATTCTTAGCTATTGCTAATTATATAAAAATAGTATATTAAGTTAATATATTAAATTATACATTTATATTATTGTAAGATATCTATCTATGTGTAAGATGTTTATATATGTGTAAGATATTTATATATGCAATATACATTTATAAATGGAAAAGTTTATATATTGAAAAGGAACCTTTGTGTCAGACAATATTATAAACCTAAGTGATTATAAAAATTCTCAAACAATACATGAAGAAGAAGATATTTGTGATCTTGAGGATATTATAGTTATTGGGTGGCAAAGAAACGATGACGGTGACAGGTGTCTTCATATAAGTTCTTCGGTTGATACACCGCAATCTTTATGGATGATTGATTTGGCACAGAGAATAGTTGAGAGCAGGCCTCCTGAGTGCAGGAATGAGAATGAATGATCTCACATCAATTTTAAAAAATAATTATAAGAGCATTGAGAATCTTCCACCAGAAGAGCAGAGGCAGATACTTGCTTTAGTTGAAGAGCTTGAAGAAGCCAAGAACAGAGAAGAGGCTAGAAAGAACTTCTTGCCTTTTGTTAAGTTAATGTGGCCTTCATTTATTCATGGCAGACATCATGAGATTATGGCAGAAGCATTTGAAAGAGTTGCTAAAGGTGAATTAAAAAGACTAATAATCAATATGCCACCCAGACATACTAAGTCAGAGTTTGCCAGTTATTTATTTCCTGCATGGTTCTTGGGCATGTATCCAGAAAAGAAAGTTATTCAAACAGCACACACTGCAGAGCTATCAGTTGGCTTTGGCAGAAAGGTTCGTAACCTAATACAGAACGCAGACTTTCAAAATGTATTTCCCGGCATAGAATTATCCACAGACAGTAAAGCGGCAGGTAGATGGAACACAAATAAGCGTGGAGATTACTTCGCTATAGGTGTGGGAGGTGCCGTTACAGGTAAAGGTGCTGATATTCTTATCATTGATGACCCNCATTCAGAGCAAGAAGCCACAATGGGTGAGTATAATCCTGATGTTTATAACAAAGTTTACGAGTGGTACACCTCTGGACCAAGACAAAGACTACAACCGGGTGGTGCAATCATACTTGTGATGACCAGATGGTCAAAAAAGGACCTTACAGGGCAGATAATTACNAAATCTACTGAAAGAGAAGGCTCAAATGAGTGGGAAGTTATACAATTACCTGCAATATTGCCCTCAAATAAGACTTTATGGCCTGAGTTTTGGAAAAGATCGGAACTTGATGCACTAAAAGCTGAATTACCAGTATCAAAGTGGAACGCACAGTATCAACAGGACCCTACATCAGAAGAAGGGGCGCTTATAAAGAGAGAATGGTGGCAAGAATGGGAAAAAGAAGACATGCCATCCTGTGATTCCATCATACAGTCATGGGACACAGCGTTTTTAAAGACACAAAGAGCAGATTATAGTGCCTGTACTACATGGGGTGTCTTTCACCACCCTGATGATGACGGTAATGAGAGGCCAAATCTTATATTAATTGATTCTTACAAAGAAAAGTTAGAATTTCCTGATTTAAAAAGAGCGGCTTACGATAAATACTGGGAATTTGAGCCAGATCAAATGATTGTGGAGGCAAAAGCCTCTGGTTCACCATTAATTTTTGAGCTTAGAGCTATGGGAATACCAGTTACAGAGTTTACACCTAGTCGTGGACAAGATAAGATAGCAAGGGTAAATGCAGTAACAGATCTTTTCGCCAGTGGCATTGTGTGGTATCCTCCAACTAGATGGGCAGAAGAAGTTATTGAAGAATGTGCAGCGTTTCCATCTGGAGATCATGATGACTTGGTTGACTCAACGACTCAAGCGCTGTTAAGATTCAGACAAGGTGGTTGGATAAGAACCACTATGGATGACTGGGATGATGAGCCTAAATACAGAAGACCAGTTGAATATTACTAGGGAAAAATAAAATGGCTATTGAAAAACCTATGACACCAATACCAAGCTTTGATGATTTCAAAGATGAACCAGATGCTGAGATAAGTATTGAAGTGACTAATCCAGAAGCTGTATCAGTAGAAACTGAAGATGGTGGCATGATTATTGATTTTACTGGTGAGCAAGTGAATGATATAATGGGAGGTGATTTTGATAGAAATCTTGCAGAAGAAATAGAAGAAAATGATTTGCAGGAAATGGCAAGTGAATTACTAAGTAACTTTCAATCAGATAGACAATCAAGAAGTGAATGGGCTAAGAGTTATGTTAAAGGATTAGATCTTCTTGGTATGAAAATAGAAGAGAGGCAACAGCCGTGGGCAGGTGCTTCTGGAGTATTCCATCCAATACTTACAGAATCAATAGTTAGATTTCAGGCTCAAGCTATGGGAGAAATATACCCTGCTTCTGGGCCAGTGCGAACAAAGATACTTGGTAAACTGTCTCCAGAAAAAACAGAGCAGGCTCTAAGAGTTGAAAACGAAATGAATTATCTTCTTACTGAAGAGATGACAGAGTACCGTGATGAAACGGAACAAATGTTATTTAAACTTCCATTGGCAGGATCTGCTTTTAAAAAAGTTTACTATGATCCAATCATGGAAAGACCATGTGCAATGTTTGTTCCTGCAGAGGATTTTGTTGTATCATATGGGGCTTCCGATCTTATGACATGTGAAAGATACACGCATGTAATGAAGAAAACATCAAATGACATAATGAAATTAATGAATAATGGTTTTTATCGTCAGATAGAATTACCAGATCCAGAACCTGACATGTCAGATATACATGAAAAATACGATGAATTAGATGGTGAGACAGCAACTATTGAAGATGATGATAGGCATACATTACTTGAAATTCATGTGGACACGGAGATGCCAGAACCATTTAATGAAGAAGATGGTATAGCTAGACCCTACGTTGTTACTATAGATAAATCATCCAGAGAGATATTATCCATAAGAAGGAATTACTACGAAGATGACAAAAAGAAAAAGAAAAGACAATACTTTGTCCACTACAGGTATCTCCCCGGGTTGGGCTTTTACGGTACAGGACTTATACACCTCATCGGGGGACTTGCCAAAAGTGCAACCTC